TCGGTGGAGCTGCATGACAAAGTCATCGGGCATTATCTGAACATAAAACACTATCAATAAGTTGGAGTCATTACCGGAGTCTCGTTGAAGACCACAGGGGTAAAACGGTCTATGACGTGGAATCAGGGGACGCGTTGTTTATTTCTGAACTTGGGCCATTACCGGAAAATGTCACCTGGTTATCACCGGATGGGGAATATCAGAAGTGGGACGGCACATCCTGGGAGAAGGATAAGGAAACAGAAAAATTGTTTCAGGTACGGGAAGCGGAAGAAACAAAAAAAAGTCTGATGCAGGTAGCCAGCGAGCACATTGCGCCACTTCAGGATGCTGTAGATTTGGAGATTGCAACGGAGGAAGAAGCATCGTTGCTGACTGCATGGAAGAAGTATAGAGTTTTATTGAACCGCATTGACACATCAACGGCACCGGATATTGACTGGCCAACAATACCAGCAGAGTAAGGGGCAGATTATATCTGCATTATTAACAACGATTAGTTTGCAAGATATATAGTAGGTAAGTACATACCTACTACAAATGGTTAAAATATGATATAAACACGCCATCCCGATTTGACTTTTCATGGAGGAAAACATGTCGAACGAGATGGCGGGAGTCACAACTGAACAGGTTGAGCGCATCGCCTCAATCGTTGCTCGGGAAGTCGTAGGCAAATTAGGTAAAGAAATACGCGAGGAAATTGGTCAGGAGGTCAATGACCAGCTCAAAACCTACTTTGGCGATATGACGCCCGCACAATACAGCATTCAGCACTCCAATCTGGACAAACTTCTTAACCGGCTCGACACCATCTCCAGTGGGTTCTTTGGCGGCATTGTTTCGAAAATAACGTCGTTCATTATTACCGTACTGCTTTTAGGATTGGCCGCGTATGGCGTAAAAAATGGATTGCAATAACAGGAGATCAAGGATGAAAACTCCGAGAGGCATTCGTAATAACAACCCCGGTAATCTTGATAAAGGAGCGCCGTGGCAGGGCTTAGTCAACAACTCTTCAGAACCGCGCTTCTGCACGTTTAAAGACCCCGTGTGGGGGATTCGGGCATTGGCAGTGACACTCATTACTTACCACGACAAGCGCCGCGCAAAAGATGGCTCCAGCATTGATACGATCCGCGAAGTCATCGAACGCTGGGCGCCTCCACATGAGAACAACACTTTGGCTTATGTGAACGAGGTATCCAAAGCCGTTGGAGTAGCACCAGATATGATTATCGATCTGCATGACTACGAGACCTTAAGACCGCTGGTAGAGGCGATCATTAGACATGAAAATGGCCGAGGTCCGCTGAAAACTCCCAATAGCTGGTATACACCAGAACTTATCGAAGAAGGTCTGCGACGTGCCGGCATTGTCAAACCGGTAAAGGCTGTAAAAGCCGTTCCAGTAACAAAAGAAACCACAGGTGCTACAGTCACTGCAGGTATTGGCCTTGCACAAATTGCTGACGTTATGCCTCAAGTTTCTGCCGCAATGGATAAAGCGCAAGGCAATATCTCCAGTGGAGATACGGTACGCATCATCTTTGGCGTAGCTACCATTCTTGTGGCAGCATTCATTGCCTGGTCCCAGGTTCGCAAGCACCAGAAAGGATTAGTGTAAGTATGTTCGACGGCCTGTTGTTCAAAATGAAATCCGCTTTGTTCACTCTGGCCGCCGTCATTCTAGTCCTTGTCGGCGCATACTCCTATGGCGGGTATATGGCCAGACGCAGTATGGAAGAGAAAGAACGGCGGGAAGATAACAAGCGTCTTCAAAGCACAGTGGAAGTGGTGAATGAGACGAACAGTGAAATACGTCAGAAAGATGCTTCTGCCATTCATCGTGAGCTGCATGATAAGTGGGTGCGTAATTAAGCCACAGACCACCAGCGTGTTGTTCTGCGATGGCGCTGAACCTATTTATATCAGCAATGACGATGTAATGACCGAAGAAACCGAACGCCAAATCCTTTTTCACAATACGATGGGAGAGAGAGTTTGCGGTTGGTGATGTCCAAGTTCCCCTCAAATGAGGGGGACACATTATTCTTCGAACAATTTTTCGATAGATTTTGTTGGATAGAACAAAGAACGATCGTTGTTACCAACCAGCTGGATAAAGCCCAAACTTTTATAAAACGCCCTGGCTTTATCGTTCAACGCCTCAACGAAAAGCCCATGAATGCCTACCGCAAGAGATGCATTGTACACAACACGCATTGCGTGAGTTACAAGCATTGAGCCAAGCCCCTGACCTTGAAGAGATTTGTCCAAAGCCAGTCTGCCTAAAGTGATACTTGGGACATTCCGATAAGGCACTTTCTTTTGCTGACTCTTTGAAGGTAAGGTTTCTTTCTCAAAGCAGCTGCCTGACAAAGTGTAATAACCTAATACCTTTGGTATTTCTTCTTTAGTGCAAAGCACATAAGCGCGAAGAATTTTTCCTTCATGCTGTCTTTTTAAGTGGTTGGTCAAAAATGCGTTTAGTGACTCTTCGCCGCAATCAAAACCGTTTAGATCATAATCGTTCTCTCCAGAGAAAATCTCGATCGTCGTATTGCTCACGAGTAAATTACTCCATGCTTTTCAGACGATTGGCAGCTCGTTTCAGCTTGTCGTTCGGTGCCGGAGGATTGCTTATAGCATCCATAACCAGATTCCAGGACTCTTCACTTAGAACCAGTCTACGGTGTTGCTCTATCACCTTCACGGCACGTTCGGATGCACTGCTAACCATGAACTGGGTAATGCTCTGGTTAGACATTGCGGCAGCTTCCTCGATGATGCTTTTATCGTCATCGGTTAATCTCAAATCGATGCGCTGCTTTTTCAGTGCGGACATGTGTACCCCCTGATGGCCGGTGATGTAGGAAGGCCATCATTGCTCTCTATTTAAACTGAGTTTTCGACTCAAAGGTTATTTAACTGGGCTATAGCCCATTGCGTATGTGTCATCAAATTGTGTACGGCAATTTACCGTACTCGTAATATAGAGATGATTGTCACTTTTTTCAACAGACAAATGAAAACAGTTACTAGCAATAGGCAATAACAACCTACTAAATAACCTTTACACCGCAGCCGTAGGCATTTAGGCTATATCACATATAAGAAAACAAGTTGTTTCAGACGATAATTATATACGCAAAGGGAACTCTCCAATGACCAAGATCTTTGTGGTTGGCGGCACAAAGGGCGGGCCTGGCAAATCCACTGTTGCCCAGCAAATTGCCGTTTGCCTGAAAGTCAAAAAGAAGAAGAAGGTTTATATCACTGATATAGATATTCAGCGCACGACAACAAGCTGGTGTGAAGACCGTCGACAGAACGAAGACCTTGAGCTGATTCCTTTTGCATACGTTCAGGATGACATCATTAAGCACCTAAAATCGCTTCAGGGTAGAGCTGAGTTTGTAGTGGTAGATGCTGGTGGCTTTGACTCCGAAATTCAGCGACAAGCGATGCTGATGGCCGACGTTATCATTATCCCGCTTCGTCCTAAGCGTCGTGATTTGAAATCTCTGCGTGACATCGATCCTATTATCGACAATGTTCGTAATGTAAACGATAAAGTGAAGGTCCGCGCGGTCATGAACCAGTGCCCGGCTTTGCCATCACAAGTGTCTCGCATTTTGGCGGCTAAAGAGATTGTCGAGACGTTTGGCATCGAGTCTGCGCCAGTCAATTTATATAACCGCAACGTCTATGATGATGCGGAAGAGTCTGGTCGTTCTATCTTTGAAATGACCGGTAGCGAGCGCGACAAAAAGGCGGAAGCCGAGTTTGAAGAATTTGTAGATTATCTGTTGAGTCTGGAGGAAGAAGAATAATGTCCATGAAAATGGGTGACCTAGCAAAGCGCAAAGAGCCTGATGCACCGGCCAAGAACACAACTCCTTTGCGCCAACCAGTCAGACCACAGGGACGCCCGACTCGTGGCAAAGAGAAAATTAAAAGCCGCACAATGTCACTGGAGGACGAATACTTCGAACTGCTGGAAATGATGAAGTTCATCCCTCGTTTCGAGAAGTTCACCCGTTCTGACGTGATTCGCGCAGCCATTTTCCATCTGGCAGAGAAGTCACCGCAGGAAATCGAGGACATCGTGAAACTTAACGAGGCGATCACAGCTGCCGATGTCACGATGCGTACCGATGAAATCAAACGAGAGTTGATGAAGAAAGGTTAAAAATTATGCATTGGCGCAATGTACGCGCCAATGCATAAGTACAGTGTCAGCTTTATGCCGCGCTAACACTATGTTCATTCCTAACCACCCCAACCTTCACAAAAGGGCTGCCGTAGCTTGGTGGCTTCTTGATTAATTTGCCTACATACAGTTTTCTAATATGCTCATCGGCTATTCTGCCAACAAATTCATAACGTTTTGTGTCGGGGCCAAGAGCTATATCCCTTGTAAAGTACTGCTGAGAACCGGCTTTGACCCAGCATTCAATCTGATAAACTTCCATTATCAGGCCCCCATATGTAGCGTAGGCATATTTGAGATTCTCGTCTCTTGGAACCTTTGCCCATACGCCACGCGTAGCTTCATATAATGCCAGAGCGGACATTCCTGACTTGTAGGTGCTGTTTAGCAGGAAGGCAAGACCGGCGTGCTCAGGAGCAATTTCAGTTTCCTCTTGCAGCACTAAGTGATGGTAGGCGTCCAGTGATATTCTGCCCATCATGGAACCACTTCCTCGTACCTTATTCGTAAGCTCTCCGACCCCCATAAGGTCGATGCATGTCGCCTCAACAAGTTTGGCTGTGGTTTCATCCATACCATGACGAAGAATATCTATGCCTAATTTTTTATTAGCCAAAAGTTCTTTGATCCGCATGGATTTGGGAGAGTCATCGGGATACTTGATGTGATCGAGACAACGAGTCGATTTGCCTTTTCCTATGTAAAACGGTCTTTTCATCTTGTCTTCTGTATCATAGAGACAGTAAACATAGTATTTAGCCTTATCCAATGATCTCGCGTATACCGATAAATCATCTCTTAGCTACTGACTAATGCGTTCTATTTTACACATAAGTTTTTAATCAATTTTACAGGCTCAAAGTGTAGAGCTTCTGGGTGTCTAAGACGACAAGTTATGCCTGTTTCTGTATATAAATAATAAGTAACTTATTAAATATATACGGAAGCAGGTCTTTTAAAAGACACCCACCAGAACAACTCCCTTCCGTTTCCACTTCCCAAAAATATCTCCAGTCGCTATGATTCGCTCACTTAGATAAGTAAGTACATACCTATTAAAGGGAATCATGTGAGCCAGATCTTCTTCAACACTATCGACAATGACCAGTACGATTTCATGACAGAGTGGAACACCGCAGTCATGGATAAGTGGGTCGCGGAGAACATTGGCCTGTCACGTTGCAAGGACGAGGCGGAACTGTTCGAAACCAAATGGTTTGACTATCGCGATATGCACCCGCTCATGGCCACATGCCTTTTCACTGAGGCATACAAGCGCCAGTACTCATACATCATGCTGTCGCATGGTCGTGAACACTATGAGACGGCTCCATTCACAACCGGTCTGAAGCGTGTGCCATATCAGGAGTTGTCGACGGTCAACAAAACGTCTCTCTGGAAAGCACGCCAGTTTGCCGACCAGTACTGCTGCTCTTATGACTACTTCATTTCTACCGTTCTGTCCGCAGCTGCGCGCCGTCTGTGGGACAAATTGCCTCGCCCCCAGCATCTCTGGCAGCCCGAGCTGATCGAGATATTCGAAGAGAAGTTAGCCAAACGCGCTGTAACCCGTCTGGATGACTCTCTGGTGAGTTTTAAGTATCTGGGAGACATGCAGCACGACCCGATTCAAGAACGCTATTTTGAGTGGATTCTGGAGCGTCTGCGTGGCATTACCCGAGATAAACGCATCCGCATCATCTTCTCCGCAGTCTGGTTGATGGAAATCGTACCTGAGCGTGTAATTTATGCGCATTTCCCGGAAGAACTGGAAGAAGCACGGCGATTCTGTTGATCCCCTATCTGGATTTTCTAGTATTAGAAAACAATTTGTTTAAGTATCAAAGGAAAGCACATGACCGAACTTTGCCACACAGGACGAGGGTTGTCTGAAGAGTTCGACGACGACTTCCAGAATAGACTCGCTGCCTACTTCTGTCGCGACCATGAGTTTCTGACTCGCGCAGGCGATCTGGTTGCCCCAAACCAGTTCTCTAATGCGGCTAACTCCATTCTGGTTAACATGGTGTCGGGCTACTACAGAATGTATAAGAGCGCACCATCATCATCAGCCATCCTCGACATGCTCAAACGCGCCAAACGCGATAAGACGATCCGCGAAGAGCTGTTCCCTGACGTTGTTGAGGCGTTTAAGCGCATTCTCGCTGAGAAGCTGTCAGATACGGCGTACATGGTCGACCAGGTCGCGACATTTGCTAAAAGCGTAGCTTTCGACGATGCGCTAATTAAAGCGGCTGAGATGAAAGAGAAGGGCGATTTCCAGGGCGCGATGGCAATCATGGCTAAGGTCCAGCAAATTGGCTCTAACGAAGCGACCGGCATTTACGATTACTTCGCAGAATCAGCGGAGCGTTACAAGGCCCGTGAGTACGAAGCGTCCGACGATTACGTGCCAAACAGCATCACTACCGGCCTCCCGCTGCTCGACAAGCTGCTTTACCAGAAAGGCTGGGCAAAGCGTGAAATGGTGCTATTTATGGGCTTCGCTAAGTCTGGTAAATCGACGGCGATGGGGGAGTTTTCCATCAACGCCACGCTTGCCGGTTACAACGTCCTGTATCTGTCGCTGGAAGTTCACACCTCCATTCTGTCAGATCGCTTTGACGCCCGTCTGTCTGAGACCGAAATGTCCAGGCTGGTGGAACGTCGCGATGACGTCCATCGCAAACTGGCGGAGCTGGGTGCGACGAAAGGCGTGGGAAGTTTGTGGATTGTTGAACGACCGTCCGGAAGCATGTCGCCCGCAGATCTGGACCGTATGTTGGGCAGCATGAAAGCCAACGGTATGGTCCCCGATATGGTTGTGGTCGACTACGCTGACCTGATGCGTGCCAGCTACGACCTCCGCGACGACCGCGCTAACATTCGCAGCATCTACACTGACCTGCGTGCGCTGTACGACAAACACAACGTTGCCGGCATCACGGCATCGCAGACTAACAGAGAAGGTGGCGCTTCTGAGGTGGCTACAATGATGCACGCAGCGGACAACATCGAGAAGGTGCGTATCGCTGACCTCGTTATCACTATCAACAAAACGGAAGAAGAAGAAGCGAAAGGCGAAGCGCGTCTTTACTTCGCTGGTTCACGTAACCAGAAAGGCGGCGTAAGCATCCGCGTTAAGCAGAACCTCGAACAAATGCGATTCATCGAACGCATTATGGACGTCCTCTAAAAAAGAAGGCGTGGGGAAACACTCTCCACGCCTGTCTCCAGAAGAGAACAAATTTCTCTTTTGCCAAAACCACAAAAGAAAAAACACATGAGCCTTTATGATATTCAAATACCGAGGCTTATCAAGATATTACCTGCAAAAAATAGGGGTAAGAACGTGAGCGACTTGAAAGAATTACTGACCGAGCTGGATTTTGAGCAATGGCTCGATATGGAAGGGATCATCTACCGTCGTGGTGGAGTCAGTACTCGCGGACGAGAGGTCAACATTAAAGAGTGTCCGGTATGCGGCAGCTCAAACTGGAAGGTTTATTTCAACCTGACCAGTGGTGTCGGCAAATGCTTTGCAGGTGATCATCCCGAAAAGATTCAGTTCAACAAGCTGGTCTTCCTAAAGCATTACAGCGGCAAATCTCGTCGCGATTTTGAAGAGTACGTCCAGAACGCGCTGATCTCACAAGGATGGGCACCGAAGAAGGAAGAGATCGTACTGGCCAGCAAGGTTGAACTGGAAGGACCGGTAGCTCTCCCGCGCCATTACGAACTCCCCATTGACGGTCGTCTTCCTGATTATCTGGTGGAGCGCCAGATTTCCCCGGAGCTGGCCAAATACTTTGATCTGCGTTACTGCGTCGAAGGCAAGCACGCATACGTCGATCCGTACACAGACCAGGTCAAAGGACAGGTATTCGATATGCGAATACTGATACCGGTTTACGATCTGGATGGCGTGATGAAGACCTTCCAGGGTCGTGACATTACCGGTGCAGCAGAACGCCGGTATCTGTTCCCCATGCAGCTGCCAGCATCGGGTAAATTTCTCTACAACGGCCACAATGCAGTCGGCAAACAGACTGTAGTTGTCTGTGAGGGGGCGTTCGATGTTATGGGGGTTAAACGAGCTATTTTTGATGAAGAAACATTACGCGATTACGTGGAACCGATAGGAACGTTCGGGATGCATCTATCTGGTAACACCACTCAGGATGCAGAAGATCAGTTGGGCGCGTTCCTGACGCTCAAGGCGCGTGGATTACGTAATGTGATTATGATGTGGGATAGTGAAAAGCAAGCTATACGCAACACGATGGCCGCAGCCAGGCGACTGACCAGTATCGGTCTTAATGTCAAAGTAGCGTGTTTGGGCGAGGAAGGACTCGACCCCGGCGATGCGACACCGGGGCAGATTATCAAAGCCTACTATTGCGCAAAACCTTATTCACGACAGCTTGAACTTTTAAGCAAGGTAAAAGGCATAGCTGCATTAGTTTGAACCAGTATTATCAACGGCTCGGAAGTGTCTAAATTATCCGTGGCGATTCTATATTTGTTTGTGTTGTGTTCTTGGTCGAATACAATTAATCTGCATGGTAAATGGACTAAAAATTGTCGTTCTTTGGGGGAGAAGTGAACATTGTAGATGCTCTTGTTCTCAAGAAGTTAATGAGCGTTGGTGATGAAACTGTTCTGTCAATCTTAAAGTTTTCAGCGTACAGCGGAGTGTCAACACTCGAAGAACTGGTACGTAACTCCTCCAATCTGAAAATCTCAAATGGTAAATCTCGAGCAACTCTCGAAAGTTTCTTCGACGCTGCGAACTTCCAGGCTCTCAGGGACGAAGTAAAAACAGAGATTGATTCGTTCAAAAATAAAGGAGTTGAGATTGTTATCTTCGGTTCGAAAAACTATCCAATTTCGTTATATGATCTCCCAAAACCTCCACCCTTTCTTTACTGTAAAGGCAATCTAAATCTCTTAGAGAATAGGCTTTCATTAGCTGTTGTAGGAACTCGTGAAAATACCCCCAAGGGTGAAACCCTAACGATTAAAACTATTCAAAAGTTTGCGACTTATGGCTTCACGATAGTCAGTGGACTTGCACTGGGTATCGATACAATTGCTCATCGCGCGGCATTAGATGCCAAAACACCAACGATTTCTGTTCTTGTCGATGTGGAGTCTATTTCTCCCGCAAGTAATCGGGAACTCGCTAAGGAAATATTGGACGAGGGCGGACTTCTAGTTGCAGAGAATGCACCAGGAACCAAAGCAATACCTGCGTTCTTTGCTAAGCGAGACAGGATACAAGCAGGTTTATCTACTGCCGTCTTTGCTATTGAAACTTCGATAGATGGTGGGACGATGCACGCAGTCAAATCTGCTATCTCTATGATGCGTCCTGTCTTCGTTCCTGACGTACATAAAGCTAAGTATCCAGATCTTACTATCAAGGCAATTTCAGGAACTCAACAGCTAGTTAACGAAGGGAGGGCGATACCATACACGAGCGAATCTTATGAAGATATTCGTCTTCAATTAGAAGATATCGCGAGTTCATTTGGGTCATTGAAAGCAAAAGGTGGCCTGCTGTGATAAAGGTCATCGTCCTCGATCTTGATGACACGCTTATTGATACATCAAGCCTCGAACCACTTCGGTCAGCTGGCCGATGGAGAGACATACCCAGGTACTTTAATGGTTGTGTCATCAATCAGGACGTTGTCGGCCTTGTTACAACGGCTCGGTCGGTTGGAATCAAGGTTGCTATCTTCTCGAATGCGCCTTCGAACTACGTTCAGGGGCTACTCAAACACTTCAGTATCACTGTTGATTATGTAGTAGCCTACCATGATGTAACGCAGCATAAGCCGAGCCCTGAGGGCGTTACTCGTATTCTCGAGTACTTCGGTGTTAGCGCCGACGAGTCAATTTATTTAGGAGATAGTAACCTAGATCGAGACGCTGCTTCCAATGCAGGAGTTGAGTTTTTCTCAGTAGATTGGGGTTCTGCCTCGGAGATCGATTCGTCACATAAGGGAATAAGCAGTCTCTCCGAGCTTATTGGAAAAAACTCGACGCGGAGCTCCGCAAGAACTGGACGTTCTGAGTTAATACAATCTGGGAATAAACTTCATCTGGGATTCTATTTAGATGGTATCAAACAGGAAGTTTGGTCTTTCAAGGATAACAAGAATACTTCTGTTCGCCGCTGGGTTAACAAGACTGTTGAGCTAGCTCCTTCATTCCCAGCCATAGATATAGTTGTTCGAGCGTTAGGTCACGCTGAGCTTAGGGCTGAAGATGACGATAAAGCATTAGATACCTTGGGCAAATCGCTGGCTGTTGCTTTAGGGGCTTCTTACCAACCTAAGATATTAGAGAAAGATCACGTATTAGATAAATCGACTAATTGCACTGCAGCACAAAGACTCCACCAGGTCAGAGGTGCCTATAAAGCCGATTTTGATTCAATAGAAGCTAATTCAAATCCGACATTTCTGATCATTGACGACGTATTAACTTCGGGGGCTACAACTGATGAGATAACACGCTGTCTATCTCAAGCTTTTCCGAATTCAAGTATTTACATTTTTACGTTGGTTAAAACTCTCTATAGATTGGAGCTAGGCACTGACAGCCAAGAACAACAACACAATAACCAACTGTTTTCAGATTTGTACAACCCAATCATCGACTCGCTGGCGGACGAAAGTGAACTATCTAGACATGTCAGGTCGAAGTCTAGTAGCAGGCTTGTAAGCAAGAAGTTTTCTGCTAACTACGCGAGAACCAACCATAACTTCATTTTCCACAATCTTCTCCAGTATTCTATCTCGTCTGAAGCGGCGTCTGGACAGCTATTTGCAGCAATTCAAGTTCTTAAGAATATGCTTCAGAGAGGGAAGCCAACAATAGCCTCGCGGAAACTGAGGAAGGCATTTGGCATTGAACTGGAGAAGAGCGGTCTTAATACATCAGCTCAGGCTCTTGTGTCAGATAAGCCAGTTTTTTGGAATAGATTGATTCGAGGCAACAAGCATTCTGGGTACTACCCAGCGAAAAGGTTTTTTGATGAGCTGATTCCAAAGTATTTCGGTGAGTACATTTTTGTAAAACAACTAATGCTCCCTGAAGTTCAGATTTACGATATGACTCAGGTCTACGTTGAACAATTCCAGAACCGACAGGTAGATTTTTACATTCCTCAAGTTGGTTTAATTATTGAGATAGATGGTCAACAGCACCAAAATTCTCAGCATTTAGATGAGATGAGGGATGCGTTTACTGAAACCTTGGGACTGAAGACAGTTCGTTTCACTGTTCGAGAAGTGGCATCTGAGAATCAGTCATTTATCAGTAAGATAAATTCGATTATTTCTCAAATTCAGCTCGTTGATAGTCTAGAGCGAAATGGTGTCCTAACGCCTCCTAATGGTATTTCTTTATTGAATTACCAAGAGGCTTATGAAAATGGAGTCGATGTTACTGACTCGCGATTGAGGCTGACCTCGGCGTTGCGTTTCCAGATACTGTTATTAGAGCTTCTTGAACGCGGTCAGATCAGACTAGGGGAGTTGAAAAAACTATTCATAGTCAATCGTGATGGAACTGATTTTGCTGAAGCGGCACTGGACGACCTGAACGATTTGTTATCGAATATCTTTCGTCTCATCGGCATTGAAGAAAAGCGAATTGAGGTTGCGCTGATCGAATCAGATGAGCTTCCGAGCGAACGGTCTGGTGAAAATATATTCATCGACTTCAGCTTACTGGAGCGTTATGACGATTCCTTTCAAGTTAACCAAGACGTCATATATTCACGTACGGATTACTTCGATTTCTATCGAAACTTCGAAGATTCTGATGCTGTTTCAATAGAAACCAGTCAATTGATTGACTATGACTTTTTCGAGCTTTCATGTAGTAACCCCATTACCTACAAGCTAGATCTTAGCCCAGGCAGCGAGCAGAGAGAGTCGCTGAGATACTTCCTCAGCAACCTGTTTCTACCATACCTAGAGGATGTAGATTTCAGGGAAGGGCAGGTTGGTATCATAGGATCTGCACTTTCGAAAAACGGCACAATAGGATTGCTGCCTACAGGTTCGGGTAAGTCGATTTGTTACCAGCTGTCTGCGGTCCTGCAACCAGCCGTTAGCTTTGTCGTGTGCCCGATAAAAAGTTTGATGTATGACCAGAAAGCAGATTTGGATAGCATCGGCTTCACTCGAAGCAATTTTATTACAAGTGATTTGAAGGCAGGAGAGAAGGCCAAAGTTCAGAGAGATTTCGGACGTGGTAAGTACTTCTTCGTTTTTATATCGCCTGAGCGATTCCAAACCCATGCGTTTAGAAAAGAGATGTTGGCTATCGGACTAGATCTCTCATTTGCCTACGCGGTGATCGATGAAGCTCACTGTTTGTCTGAGTGGGGACATGATTTCAGGACTTCTTATCTGAACCTGGCAAATACAATCGAACGGTTTGCTCCCAGTGCGAGTTATATAGGTCTAACGGCAACAGCATCAGTTAACGTCCTAAAGGATATTCAAACAGAGTTTGATATCCCAGATGATTTTGTCCGTACCCCCATGGACTTCACTCGCGAGGAACTATCATTCCACGTCATTGACGATAAAGGCCGTAAAGGTGATGCAGTCGTCGAGCTTGTTTCTGAAATGGAGGGTAAATGGAATTCAGATGGGGAAGACGGCAATAAGGCGGGGATCATATTCACTTCTACCGTCAACGGAGCTAAGGGGTGTTATAGCTTAGCGGGCCGAATATCAACACTCTTGAAGATGGATGTTAGATATTTTTCGGGGTCGGCTCCGAAAATGGGTGGATTGCAGGGAGAGGCTTTCGATAGATATAAGCGCCAAGTTCAAGACGATTTTAAAGAAAATAAATACCGCCTACTTACTGCCACTAAGGCATTCGGAATGGGCGTGAATAAGGGAAATATTGCCTATACGGTTCACTTCGGAATACCTGGGTCGATGGAGGCCTTGTATCAGGAAGCTGGCAGGGCAGGGCGAGATAAAAAACTATTCAAGGAAGTACCCGCAGATTGCTATGTGCTTCTCACAAAAGAGCCCAATTCAGCTATTCTCGACAAGATTTGGGACGCTAGCACGAACGTCAAAGATCTGAAGGAGTACGTGAAGTCATTGAGTCGCGATAGCGACCTGAACACAAATCTATTCCTGATGACAAACGGCTTGGACACAATCAATGATGAGTTCAAGTTGATGGCAAATGTATACGAATTTTTTAAGTACAATCAGGAACACAACACGGTGACCATTACTGCCAGGCAGTTTGGTACGGAAAAGTTTAAATTGGAAAAGGCTATCTACCGCCTTTCTCAATTAGGTATTGTCTCTGACTGGGTAATCGAAGACTTTTTTAATGGAACGCTCTCTGTCGAGTTCCAGTGCCTATCGGAAGAAGGCCTGGAAAAGAAAATTGAGCATACCGTCAGAAAGTATGATCCTGAGTTTAAGCTCGCTGATGTGTTCAGTAGTGATAACCAGTACTACAAAATTCTCTGCGACAAGCTGAGAAAAGGGTCTATCGATAAATCGCAATTTATCTTTCTTGTTCTTTTACTTTGGTCCTATGACCATTTTGTCTACAACCGCCGCCAGTCACAGAAGAATGTTTATGAACACTGTAGTTTATTTGCTGAAGGCAGGATGGATGGTAAAGAATTTAAGGAGAAGTTAGAGGGTTATTTCAGACACGACAAGTCGAGCCAACTTTTGCTCAATATGGCTGAGAATTCTGTGTCGGTGAGGTTATGGCCATCAGTTTTTTTTGAAACTGATGAAGAAGAGGGCTCGGAACATTTAGTAAGCAGCGAGAAGATGACGATCCTACGAGGTCAGATTTCTCGATTCCTAGAGTCATACAAAGATAATGCATTCTTGAACTACTTGAGTGGTGTGCTGCGACTAGCTTCCGATGAGTTTGATGATGCAGATGGAGAGCGAAGAATGGCATCGTCATTTGATCGGTTGATCAGTGATAATAGGGATGAAGCACTAGAGCTGGTCCGAAAAACTATGCAGTTAAAACCAATATTTTCTGAAAATGCGCGAAGTCGCTTTGCTCGTTTGGTCCATGAGAAATTTGAAGATTTGGATTTTCTTGGGGAAGTAAATGAAGAGCTAGGAGATCCGTTCTCCTATCACACTTTGTTAGCTCCACTGGCAATTAGACTTGAAAAACTTACCAGCCTATACAAGGGGATTAATTGGTGAATGACATACAGAAACTACACCGGGTAATCGATTCACTCGAAGAGCAATCGACGCAAGTGGCACAGTTTAATGGCCTGTTGAGCGCCGTCAGCGATGCAAGAACTGAGATAGAGGCTGCGAAATCAACGCTCGTAAATCTAGCTTATGAACACGCTGAATTGTTTACGAAGAACTCGAATAAATTTGAAGAGTTTGACGGTCGCCTTATGTCACTAAATGATCTTCTAGGCCAGATCAAAGATGAACAGTTGAAACTAAGGCGTGAGGTTGCAGCCTTGAAGTTTGTAACACCTGAGCAGTTTGAACAAGGCTGCACAGCAAGTGATAGCCGCATTGCTAAACAATTAGCGGAATTGAAAAGCAAGTTAGAGGCGGCGGCGGAGTCTCAGCAAAGATCGATAAGCGGGCTACGAACCATAGTTGTTTTAGGTATCTTGGTGTTGGCTGGAGGTGTCGGATTCTTGGCTATGAATATTTTTCTTTAATTTTCAGATTGTCATTCAGTTTTTAGTTGTAATCAATAAGTTGGAATACAGAATCGAGCCAAGCTTTGAACTTTGCTAAGATAGGCAATGTTTTTTCTTGTCGAAGTTGGTAGCGTTCATCTGGGATGAATCGCCACAGGTTTAACAGACACCTCAGAGTCATTTAAGATGACTTAAAGAGAGGTGCCCATGAGCGGTAAGC